AAATCTAAGTCAATTTCAATCCCGTGCTCATTTGCTAGCCAATTCTCAAAGGCTTTTACATAGGCACTTGCAAGGCTTTGATGCACTTTCCCATAGTCAATTTGATTGTGGATTTCATCCGGGACATCCCCATACCCGCACTCAGGGTTGAAAATGTCTTCAAGTTCCCTGTCTATTTCATAAGACAATGCGGATTCATAAAAGCCGCAAAACGGCAATGCTACTTCAATTCTATTTCCTGTTTTCATAAGTTTCTTTCTGTTTTGAGTTTTGCTCCCTCACTATTTACACGGGCTTGGGACCGTCACAGACTTGCGGCTAGTTTAAGCGCGGCACTAGGCCGCTTAGGGTTTAACCTTACATGATTTTTATTAGACCCTCTTCAATATAGACCTGCAATAGCTTTGCCCTTTTTACTGCAACTGGCTTCGATACCCATGATCTGGAGTTAATGACATTTCCACCGCCTATTTTTAGTGCCGCCCATTTACCGTAAATGTTGTTAATAATTTCAACGTTCTTAGTGATTTGTCTTCTTTTTAGTGCGTTGTTCATGATCGTGTGTTTTTTAGGTTTATATCTTAGGCAAGCAGCGCCTTTGATAAGAGAGATAGAAAAGGTTTTATTTTACTGAGTCAACACTTTTTTTGAGTTTTTTTTAATTTATTTTTTAACGATTCAAAACGCATAAGAGTATGCCTGGTGAATATGTCTGTTGAATATGTCCCGTGAATGTATCATCACGAAAAAGAAAAACAAACGTCAATCGCGCAAAGTATCCCTGGGTTGATCCCCAAACGTGCAACTTTCCAACGCTCACTAGCAAAGCACAACCTAGCAGTGAACAAACACACACTAGTGCACACTTGTACACCAGGGGGGGGAGGGGGTCGCCAAGCAGTGGGCTGTCTGGGTATATATATATAAAACCCCCCTCTAAAAAAATATGTCGGTATTGGCCTTTTTGTAGGGATAATATATGTATATATTACGGGTAAAGAATCTTTACTCTGGGCTTGACATTTGCATGGTTTAGTCTAAACAAGTTTCTATGAAATCATTATTAGACGGAGGAGTTGAGTGGAAGTATAACAATGAGTGGGACTGGGAGGAGTCTATGCCTATATGGGAGGATTCTGAGTTGTGTGCCGCTGCTAAGGGGGTTTGGGCATATATGAGGTCTAGGCCACATGGTTGGGACTTTAGTGCTGAGCGTATAGGGAGGGCTTTGGGGATGAGTAAGCCTACGGCATTAAAGCATATGAAGGAATTGGAGGTTAGGGGGTATTTGTATGGTAGGAGGGTTAAGAACAGGAGGATGGAGTATTCGTTGTCTTCTAGTCCACATGAGCGTCCATTCAGGGTTGAGGTGGAGAAGGTGGGGCATTTTCCTAAGCCTAAGAACTTAGAGTATGTGGAGGGGAAGGGGGCTGTAACCCCTACGCTAAAGGAGGCTGTAGAGTATTTAGCTTTAGCGTATAGTGCGTATGGTCATATAAGTCCTAGTGTGATTGAGGATATGCTTACACGTAGGGCTGAGTGGGGGACGTATAGTGATTTGAATGATTGGATGGTGGCTAATAGGGAATTGATCTGTAGCTACTTTGGGATCAGGGGGGTCTTGACAAGTTTCTAAAAATATGCTTGTGTCTGTGGATGGACGAACAAGAACTAGAAGCTATTGATAAGGCTAGGGACATATTAGGGGAGTTTTTTGGTAACTTTGCCTTCTGTGTTGTAAGTGAGGATGGTGAATTATTCTATGACTTTAGGGATCGGTTCGTAGGGAAGGCTTTATTTGTAGCTGCCGTCGAGGAGATGGAGAGCGGTTGTGGTGGTGACGACTGGCTAGACTGGCCAGAAGACGACGATGATTATCAGGAAGTTCTATGAGCGATAATAAAGAACAATTAGCTTTAATGCACAATGCTCTAGGCAAGCTATTGCTTGAGGAGCAGGAACGTATGGCTCCCCATGCCATTGTAAACAAAGACCCAGAGAGGTGGCTGAATGCTGCAACTATGTTCCTACATGGGGCTGGGGTGTTTGAGGTTAGGGAGAAGTTTAACCTGCACAACGATGCTTCACGTAGGATCAATGGTTTGGTTAAAACCTCTGACGAGTGTAAGTTATTTATGCGGGAGCGTGCTATGAGCCTAGCCAATACGATTGAGGACATTAGCTTGATTGGGGATAAGATTGCAGCTACGTTTCTAGACGGCTCAGAGGCCGCACAAGCGAAGATTGATGCAGCCGAGACCAAAGACCTAACCAACCTAGCCTTGGCTCAGGAGAAGCTTTACAGGACGTTCAGCAACGTCACTGGTAACAATGTGCAGAAAATTGAGGTTCGTCATATAACGACACCAGAGGAGGCACAGGATTTGATTAACTCATTGCCAGAGGCAGACGTAGAGGAAGTTACGGATATATAATGGCTAACTGGTCAAAGCATCCAATCCTCAAGGTTCCAACCAGGGGGCAGTTACAAAAACTGCTGGAGGAGAAGGGGGCGCAGGCTGTCCATGATGTATGGAAGGCTAGAGAGGATGCTATATCTCTGTCCAATACTGACCCGTTGAATCATGGCTTTCCTCTGCAACATTGGGAGAAGGCTGACGAACTATTAGCTAAGTATGACACGTTGTTTGCTAGTGGTGGTAACAGATCGTCTAAGACTGAGTATGGGGCTAGGAGTGTGGTCAAGGCTGCCATAGCTAATCCGAACGCTGAGATTGTATGCTTTGCCCAAGACCATGATGCCTCTGTGCGCATTCAGCAGAAGGCCATCTTCCGCTACCTACCACCAGAGTTTAAGCAGAAGCAGAAGGGGCAGGTTGAGTATTTGAACTATACGGCTAAGAATGGATTTACTGGTGACTCGTTAATCCTACCTAATGGTTCTGCGATATACTTTCACACCTACTCTCAGTTCATTAGTAACCGAACTAAGTTTGAAGGTTATGAGACTGGTTCTCTTACACCAAACTGGGTGAACATAGGTGTATGGTTGGACGAGTATTTGGAGGATGGTGACTTGGTGGAGACGTTCCGCTTCCGTCTAGCTACACGTAACTCTAAGATGCTTCTGACCTTCACACCGATTGATGGTTACACACCCTTCGTGGCAGAGTTCCTGAAGAATGCAGAGACACTGGAGACTAGGCAGGCTGACCTACTAGGAGGGGAAGAAGTTCCATTTGTTCAATACAGTCCGAACAAAGAGGCTGGCATCATATACTTCCACTCTATCCTAAACCCATTCGGTGGATATGAACGGATAGCGAAGGAACTGAAGAACGACTCTAGGGAAGTTATTATGACTCGTGCCTACGGCATACCCGTGAAGTCAATGAATACATTGTTCCCAGACTTTAGCACATCTGTGCATTGCATTGATAAACTCCCTACCATTACCAAGGAGACACACACAGTTTACCAGGTGGTTGACCCTGCTGGAGCTAGGAACTATGTAGCTATCTGGGCTGCTGTGGATAAGAAGGGGTATGTAACCATACTGAAGGAGTGGCCAGACCGTGACAGCTACGGAGAGTGGGCTGTGTTCGGAGACCCTAAGTGGAAGTTTGGCCCTGCGTCTAAGAAGCTAGGCTACGACATACAGTCCTACGTGGACGAGTTTACAATGATTGAGAAGGAGATGGGGGTTCAGGTCTTTGAGCGTATAGGTGACTCTAGATACTTTGCCAGAGAGAATGAGGACAATGCTGACTTGTTCGAGAGCTTTGCGGACAAAGGGATGTTCTTTGTCCCTTCCAACGGCACCGACATCGACACAGGCATCAACGCTTTGGACGCATGGATGAAGTATAACAAGAACCTGCCCGTAGATGAGGCCAACCGCCCCATCCTACACATTCATAGCTCCTGTGGGAACCTGATCCACTCCCTAGTCAACTGGGGGCATAAGGGTAAGGCAGACGAGCCACTAAAGGACTTCGTGGACGTCATTAGATATTTAGCAACACACAATGATGGATATGGCCCAGACTTCGTGTCTGACGCTAGCTTTCAAACAACGATGAGAAATAAGGGAGGGTATTAACATGGCAAAGAGAAAACTAACACA